ACACCGCCATCCAATATTACACATTAATGTAAATAACAAGAGATGGGCTGTCTGAAAAAGAAGTCAAAATCTAAGAAAAACGAAGTAATTGAAAGATAACCAAAGTATATTAAGGGAGGTAAACAAATGGATTTACAAGCACTACGTCAAAAACTGGGCGCCCTTTGCGACCAGCAGCAAGTAATTGTGAACAAAGCTGTCACTGAAGAACGCGGAATGACCGAAGAGGAGCAGACCCAATTCAACGACCTGCAGAAGCAAATTGATGGCCTGAGCGAAACCATCAAAACTGCCGAGGACATGCAGACCCGGGACGCTGTATTGAACAAACCGGAGGAGCCCGTCTTCAAACCTGGCTTCGCGCCCGGCGAACCTTCGCGAAGCAACAAGAAGCTGGATGATAGTGGATTCAAAAATATCGGAGAGTTTGTCGATGCCATCCGTTTCGGTGATCATGCTGGGCGACTGAAGGAAGTTAAAAAGGATGAAAACGGAGCATATGAGGTACCCGAGGCTTATAGGGCCGCCATACTCCCCCGCATCAGCAACGAGTGGAGCATGGGAACGGGTAGCGAGGGTGGATTTGCGGTACCGGAACAGTTCCGGCAGGATATACTCATAATTAGGCCTGAAACCGCAATTGTTCGCCCGCGTGCGACAGTCATACCAGCCGGAGAGCCACCCGACTCTAAAATCACCATTCCTTCGTTCCACCAGGGTGCCAACGGTGTCTGGGGCGGCGTAGAAGTACATTGGACCGAAGAAGGCGGCGAAATCAAGGAAACCAGTGGTTCACTGCAGGATGTTTCGCTGGAACCGCACGAGGTATCCGCTTTGACCGTAGTTACCGATAAGCTCTTGCGTAACTGGCAGGCGGCTAACGCTTTCTTGACTTTCCTGCTGCGCGGAGCAATGATGTCCACCGAGGATTTAGTGTTTATTAAAGGCAATGGCGTTGGTAAGCCGATTGGTATGATTAGCGGGGATGGGGCTATTGTGGTAAACCGCGCCATCGCAAACCAAATCAAATTTGTCGATGTTGCAATGATGCTGGCCAAACTCCCATCAGAAAGTCAAAGCAACGCAGTCTGGGTTGCCAATCAGAGCGCAATGCCGCAACTTATGACCATGAAGGATGACGCCGGTAATTATATCTTTATCCGCGGCGACGCAACTCGCGGTATTCCGGATACTCTGGCCGGCATCCCGATCCGCTTCACCGGTAAGACCTATGCGTTGGGAACCAAGGGTGACCTGATATTGGTAGACCTGCAATACTACCTCATCAAGGATGGCAGCGGCCCGTTCATCAGTGCCAGTGAGCACGTTTACTTCAAGAACAATAAAACCGTCATCAAGGTGTTTTGGAACGTTGATGGCAAGGGCTGGGTAGTTGAGCCTTTGACCCTGGAGGATGGCTCCACTCAGGTGAGCCCGTACGTTGTACTTGACGTTCCCCAGGGTTAATTAGCGGCATAGTCAGTAAGCGTATATGGGGGAAGGTTTAAATACCTTCCCCTGAATTTAAAAAGGAGAGATCTGATATGCCTATGAAAATTTCAGAGCGTATTCAAATTAAAGAGGCGGTAACCCCGCAGGATATTGCGACGGCTGACGTAACCAGTGTATATTACGATATGAAGGGCATTGGACGCGTGGCGGCTGCTCTAACAACTGGCACTATCGCCGAAGGCAAGAAGGCCACCGTGCAACTCATGCAGGCCAAGGACGACCAGGGCACAGGCGCTAAAGTGCTTGGTGATGCGGTGGAGGTGCTGGCCGGTACCGGCGGTGCAGAGTTGCTGGTGATTGCCGAGGCAACCGCTGCGGAAATGGACGATGATTTCACCCATATTGCGGTCAAGGTCGGTTCCGACGATCCCAATGCTACGCCCCCGGAAGGTGCCGCTATCCTGATTTTTGGGGACCTGTCTTTTGAGGGTTGATGTACGAAAACTATATGCTAGGGGTTGGCTTTTGGCCAGCCCCTTAAACTTTAAAAGGTTGGTGATAAAATGCCGCGTTTTACGGTAATCGCGGAGTTTATTGACAGGGAAACCGGCAAACGACTAAAGCCTGGTGACACATTTGAGGCATCCGGCGAGCGGGTTGACCATCTTAAGCAAATTGGTGTCATTGGTGAAAGTGCTGCTGACTCAAAAAACAATGCCGCCCCAACCCCTAGATTTTTTAATGTGACTTACGTTGATGATTCAGGCAAGTCAGTCACAGAAAGCATTGAAGCAGCCAGCTATCAAGAAGCCGTAAATAAAGTCATTGATAGCCAGTTTGCAGAAGCCGAAGTCGATGCTTCTCCGCCGCCGCAAAAGACTGCCACAAAGGCAACTGCAAAGAACAATAAGTCAAACAAATAAGGCCGGGGAGGTGGTAAGGCCATGGCCTTAAAACTTATTACCCCGCCGTTAGCTGAACCGGTTAGCCTGGGCCAGGCGAAAGACCATTGCCGAGTTGATGGCGATACCGAAAATTCGTTCATTACTTCGCTGATAGTGGCAGCTCGGGAATACTGCGAAGGTTATCAGCGGCGGGCTTACGTCACCCAGACTTGGGAACTCTGGCTGGATGCCTGTCCGGATAAAGACCATATCACTATTCCCCGGCCGCCGCTGCAAACAGTGACAAGTGTTAAGTACTACGGCACGGATAATGTTGAATATACTATGGATCCTGTAGACTACTTTGTCGACAACAAGTCCGAACCTGGGCGCCTGGCTCTGACTTATATGAAAAGTTGGCCGACAATTACGCTGCGCCCGGTTAACGCGGTTGTGGTCGAGTTTACGGCAGGGTATCCACCGGTGGGAGGAGACCCGCCGGATCCCGCGGGGAACGTGCCGCAAATGGTTAAACAAGCTATGCTCCTGCTGATCGGGCACTGGCACGAAAACAGGGAAGCAGTTTTAACGGGTTCCATAAGCAAAGAAATTGAGTTTGCGGTTAAGGCCATTCTTAGACTGGATAGGGTGATATCGGTATGAAGGCTAAGTTTAGAAGATTTTTTATTGTGCGAATCTCGTTTGATATAACATACAGCCGGCCAATATTAGGCAGATTGTATGCGGCTTATGTTTTTTTAAGATGTATCAAGTTGTTTAAGGTTAAAGTTCCCAGTTATCCCGCACCTATAATTTTTTACGGGTTGACTATACCACAGTATAGGGTGGTGAGTTCCGATGAGGGCCGGGGCACTGCGGCATAGGTTAACCATTCAGGAAACTATAGAGGGTAAAGACGACAGGAACACTGTTACCGTAACCGGGTGGCAGGACATTGCCACGGTATGGGCGGCGGTGGAGCCTTTGCGCGGCAGGGAATACTTCCAGATGCAGAATACTCAGTCCGAGTTGACTGTCCGGGTGCGCATCAGGTACTTGCCCGGGGTGGCCGGTGCAATGAGGGTTATTTACGGAGATCGGATATTTAATATTCAATCGGTGATTGACGTTGATGAGCGCCGCCGGGAAATGGAATTGATGTGCACAGAAGGTGAGACCTGATGGTTGAACTGAACGTTTGGGAACGGGAGCTGCTCGGGGTGATTCAGGAGAAGGCGCCCAGGGAGTATAACAAGCTGCGCCGGAAGGCCGGCAACCTGCTTCGGAAAAAGGTGCGCAACCTGACTCCGAAGGTAACCGGTGACTTGCGGAAGTCGTACCGGGTAAAGCTACAGCGGCGGGATGAAGTGTTTGTTTATACCACCAAGTTTTACGCCAGGTTGGTGGAAGAAGGGCACCCGATTGTAAGGTATACGAGGGAGCGCGATAATGGCCGGGTGCGCAGGGCTAAGCATGTGGTTGGTTTTGTCCCGGGTAAGTTTTATCTGCGCAAAGCCCTGGAAGAAATGGAGGGGGAACTGCCGGAACTGGTGTATGAGTTCCTGGCCCGGGTGGGGAAGGAGATGGGGTTTGATGTTACGCGATAGCCTTGATGGATTAAGGGATCTGCTTAACGGTACCTTCCCCTCGGTTGGTCAGATATACCTTAACACGGTACCGGACCGGTTTAAAAGGCCCAGTTTTTTTATTGCCCTTGTGTCCAACCCGGAAGATGCTTTAAACAAAGCCATGTACCAGGCCAGGGCAACCTGGCAAATTGTTTATTTCGCGCCCCTGGACGGCTCCGGCTTTCCGGAAAAGTTTAACCAGTTCAGTGTCTCAGACACATTAAAAGAAAAGCTCATGCAGGATATGGTTGTCACGGGCCCCGGCGGTACTGTGTACCATATCAGGGATGTGGACGGCGGACCAAGGGATAACGAGGTGTACATAACTGTGCAGCTGGAGACCGAAAAGACCAGGCCGGTGCCCGAATATGAGTTGATGCAAGACGTTGAGCATGAATTTAAGGGGGAATGATAATGCCTCTGCCGAGTGTAACGATTATATTTCAAAGCAAGGCAATTGCGGCCATCGAGCGCGGCGCGGTCGGGATACTGGCCGTAGTATTGAAGGATGCCAGCGTGGCAGCCGTGACCGAGTATAAACTGCAGGATATCGCGGACATACCTGATACTTTGAGCGCAACCAACCAGGAATACCTGGAGCAGGCCTTCATAGGTACGCCAAAAGAGCTCAAGGTGGTGGTTATCCCGGCCGATGCGATTGATTATGACGATGCGCTGAATTACCTGGAGACCATCAAATGGAACATCGGTTGCATCCCGGGAATTGCGGCCGGCGATGTGGCCACGGTTGCCACCTGGGCCAAGGGAATGCGGGACACTAAAGAGCGCAAGATTATGATGGTGCTGTCCGGGAACGCGGCCGACCATGAAGCGGTGATTAATTTTGTCGTTGAGGACGGCGCCGCGTTGGCCGGTGATGTGACCGTGGGCGAGGATACCTATAACGCCAGTGAATACAGCGCCCGGATAGCCGGTATTGTAGCGGGGCTGCCGCTGACCGTGGCGCCGACGTTCCAGGTGTTGACTGAAGTGGATGATGTACCGCACCTGACCAAGGCTGAGGCGGATACCAAGATTGATGCCGGCAAACTGATTTTGTACCACGACGGCGAAAAGGTCAAGATTGCCCGCGGGGTCACCAGCCTGACGACCACCACGGAAACCAAGGGCGCTGACTGGAAGAAAATAAAAATCGTCCGCATCCTGGATATGATGTACCACGATATCAAGGACACCATCGAGGATGTGTACATTGGCAAGTACCAGAACAGCTATGAAAACAAGCTGCTTTTGATAGCGGCTATTAATGCGTATTACGAGACGCTGGAACTAGAGCGGGTACTGGACCCGGGTAAGAATCGGTGCGAGATAAACTTGCCGGCACAAAAAGCCTACCTGCGGTCTATTGGGGAAGACGTCGACAATATGACCGACCAGCAGATTAAAGAGGCTAACACCCGGGACCAGGTATTCCTGGTTTCGACTGTGCGCCCGCTGGATGCCATCGAGGACGTCCAGCTGTATGTGAACCTGTAATAGGAGGGCGAAGCAATGAACGGAGAACGAATTATAAACGGTACCTTCGGGGAATTATGGCTGGACGGTGATAGGGTAAGCGAATGCTACGGCCTGACGGCCAAGGTGGAGATTACTAAAGAGGACGTAGAACTTTGCGGCAAGCTGGGCACCGACACTAAAATGATGGGTTATAAAGGCACCGGGACCGTTAAGCTGCATAAAGCCAACAGCCGCATGGTGCAGAAAATCTCAGCCGATATCAAGCGGGGCATTAACCCGCGGCTGCAAATACTCTCTGCCTTGAAAGACCCGGCCGCATTCGGTGCTGAACGCATCCTGATTAAGGATGCCGCTTTCGATGATCTGACCCTGGCGGACTGGGAGGCCAAGGTTAAAGGCACCGTTGAAGCGCCTTTTACCTTTACCGACTGGGATCCGGTTGATACCATCGCGCCCAGAGATTAATCCAGTCCGCGTAAAAAAAATGGGAGGAATTAAAATATGGGGCAAACACTTGATATGCTGTTAAAGGCAGACCCGGCTAAAGTTAAGAACATACCGACCAGCAAGGTGGAGGTTAAGCGGTTATCCAGTGAATTGGGCCAGCCGTTTTTTATTAACTATCGTGCTGCCACGCTGGACGAACTGAACGAAATCGGAGAAAAGGCAGGTAAAAGTGACGCCGAGGAAATGAAATGGACCATCTATGAGTTATCCACCGACCCGGACTTTAAAAATAAAGAATTGCGGGAAGCATACGGAGTTACCCGGCCGGTGGATATCGTATCCACTATCCTGCTGGGTGGAGAAATCCTGATGGTTTACAGCGCCATGATGAAGCTATCCGGGTTTGACAAGGGCGCCCAGGTGGATGTGGAAGAAATAAAAAACTGATTGAGTCAGACGGCCAGGCCCAAATGGTGCACCATTACGTGCAACTCGGTTGGCGGCCGTCTGAAGTCTATAACGCCACTGAAGGTGAAAAAGCGTTTTTGTTCGCATCAATGTTGGTGCAGATGGAAAAAGAATCTAAAAAAGAAGGAATATGCCCCTTTTTTGGCAAAAAGTAATTTTATATAGCACACAGAAAAGGGGGATTTGGAATTGAGTACTAAATATTGTCCATTGTGTGAACGAAAAGTTGAACCAACCAAAAAGTTTAATTGGCCGGTGTTTATAATCTTGTTGATTATAGGTATTCTGCCGGGGATACTCTATTTTATCTACTACTTGCTTAAGCCTAAAAATAGATGTCCGATTTGTGGAACGAAACAGCTCCAGTCGCCAGATAAAGCTGCCAAAGATGCAATAATACAACATAACCCAAGTTAGCGCCCGAGGGGGCGCTTTTCCTATACCTCGAAAAGGGGTGTGTTTTATGATTTTCGGCGCTACCATACGTCTTAAAGACCAGTTTACATCCACCATACGCCGCGCCCGCGAAGAGACTAAAACCTTCAGAAAGGAAGTTGACCAATCCACAACCAAGTTACGCCTGCTCGGCCGCATGATTGTACGTCCGGTTATCGCCGTCAAAGACCAGGCCAGCAAGGTTATTGGCGGTATAGGGCGGCAATTAAAGTCCCTTCAGGCGTTGGCCGCAGTAGCTCTCGTCGGTCTGGGCGTCGGGAAGGCTCTAAGCGGCGGCATGATGCTGGAGCGGCAGCAGATATCCATGCAGCATTTCATAGGCACCCAGAACCAGGGCATGGATGCCGCGGCGGTTAAAAAAGCCTCGGATGAGTATGTTCAGTGGCTTAGAGATTATGCGAACGCAACCCCCTTTTCTACAGACGAGGTTATAGGGGGCGGCGCCCGGGCAATAAATGTGGCCGGTGGGGATATCAACAAGGCCAAGGAGTTGGCCAAGATTGCCGGTGATATGGCGGCGCTGAATCCGGAAAAGACTTTTGCCGATGCCATGGAAGCCCTGGCCGACCTGCGGGTTGGTGAAACCGAACGTATGAAAGAGTTCGGTTTTAAAATCAGCCAGGATGATATTAAAGCGGCCGGCGGCGTCGACGCCGTTATAAATAAACAGATAATGCCCTTTTTTGAGGGTGGCGCCGCCAAGTTGGCGGAATCATCTGCCGGCCTCTGGTCAACCATTACTGGCAACTTCGGCACCGCGTTAACCACCACCGGCGAAGGTATGCTGAAAGGGCTCAAGCCCCAGTTGCAATCGGCTGTTAAATGGATAACCGATAATGGCGATACTATAAGCGGAATTGCAACTAAGACCGGTGCAACTATTGGCCGGGGGATAGAGACGGTATCCGGGTGGATTTCCCGGTATATGCCCCAAATAAAGGCCGGTATCGCGTCTGTAATGGACTGGATGGGGCCAAAGATTGATTGGGTGGGCTCTAAAGTGCCGGTACTAAAAAGCATGTGGGCGGATGCCTGGCCCACCATATCAAGCGTACTGCAAACTGCCTGGAAGATTGCTAGTCCGATATTAAGCGCCGTCTGGAGTGCAATTAAAATAGTTTGGGGTATTTTTGAAGCGGCCTGGCCGTCTATTGTAAAGGTGGTTGAAGTGGCATGGCGGGTGCTGGAACCGATTTTTAACGCCCTGGCCAAGGGGTTAGATCTTATCGCCCGTGGGGTTAAGTGGGTTGCTGAGAAGTTTGACGCTAATCCCAGCGAAGTAAAGGTGGCCGGCAGCAATGTTGTAAGCATGGGTGAATATAGGGCCCAGGGGCTTGCCTCCGGACTATCTTATGTGCCTTATGACAATTACCCGGCCCTGCTGCACCGCGGCGAGCGGGTTATGACTGCGGCTGATAACCGCCAGTACCAGCGCGGCCGGCGCCCGTCCACGATTATCTTTGAGAAACTGGCGGATCGGATTGACGCCAGCAATCCGGCGGACGTGGATATGCTGCTTGATAAAATTGAGCAGCGGTTGCTGGAGGTGGAGTTTAACAGCGGCAACGCCAGTGTTGCGTAAGGGGTGAGTCGGTTGGAGTTTTGGCTCTCATTCAATAATTTTGCCGAGAAACTGCAGCTTCCCGTTAATCCAACGGGTGAGTTTCGCCTGAGTACCGGCAATAAAAATAATATTGTTGACATCCATGGTCTGGGCGAATTGCACCTGGCCGGTGGGCAGAAGCTGGCTGAGATACAACTTTCCTCTTTTTTTCCGGTCTATTATGCCCCTTATTGTTCTTATCGCAGCATTCCGGACCCCTATGCCGCTGTGGGCATCATAGACAACTGGCGCCGGTCCAGCCAGCCGATTCGATTGGTGATTACCGAGACCAACATCAATATGGCGATGCTGATAGATAGCTTTGAGTATGGTGAGCGCGCCGGCAGCCGGGATGTGTATTATACCCTGGCGCTGCGGGAATATCGGTTTGTGCAGATTCGTCAGGTGACGGACCCCGTACCAACCGGCATGAGCGCCCCGCGACCGGACCCCAAACCGGCGCCGAAAACATACCAGGTACGGCCGGGGGACAGCCTGTATATGATTGCTAAAAAGGTGTACGGGGACGGGGCTAAGTGGCGTGATCTGTATGCGGCCAATAAGTCAACGGTAGGAGTTGACCCGAACCTGATTAAGACCGGGCAACAGTTGGTGGTGGCATGATTTACACAGTGCACAACATTTCGCAGGGCGGCAGTGTATACGATATTACATCTCTGGTGGGCACTATCAAGTGGGGTGGTGACATCCGCCAGGCGGCCCGGAAGCTTGAAGTTGACCTGGCATTTGGCCGGGATAAGTATCTGCCCAAATATGATGTGCCGCTGGGGTCAGTTCTGCTGCTTAAAAAGCAGGATGCGCCGCCCCGGGAAATCATCCGGGCCGTGGTGTTTGATCGGACAAAGGACACCGAAGGCGGGTACCATGTTTTAGGTTATGACCATTTGATTTATCTTCTTAAAAGCAAAGGCACTTATATTTTCCGCCAGATGGCGGTAGACGGCATAATTAGAAAGCTGTGTGCTGATTTTAGTATCCCGGTGGGTGATATCCCGGCCGCCGGCGTGGTATTGCCGAAGTTGATCTTGCGGGACATGACCATATATGATATGTGCTTGGTGGCCCTGACCGAGACCACAAAACGCAACGGCAAGAAATACATCCTCCGGATGCGCGAGGGTAAACTGCATGTCATTGAAAAAGCCAAACAAACGGTCCGGTGGTTAATCACCGAGGGCAGTAATCTGGCCAGCGCCAAGTATAACGAGAACATAGAAGACATGAAGAACAGAATCCTCGTGGTGGGCGACAAAGACCAGGTACTGGCCAGGGTGGAGGACGCTGGGTTGATTAAGCAGTACGGGGTACTCCAGGAATTGAAGAAAGAGGGCAATATCAAAACCGGCGCCGCCCAGACCATGGCCAAGAACCTGCTGAAGGAGCTTGGCCGGGTATCCCGGGAGGCTAGCATTGACTGCCTGGGCCTGGACGATGTGGAGGCCGGTACCGCCATTGAGGTGCAGGAGACCCTGACCGGTCTGATTGGTACGTTCTACGTAGACACCGATGACCACACGGTAGAGAACGGCCAGCACATGATGCACCTGAAGTTAAACTGGACTGACGAGGTGGCCACGAAGGAGGCGCCGGCGGAATGAGCGGAAGTAATCTGCTTGGGTTGATACGGAACCAGGCCAGGGGACAGTTGCCAAGTGGGATTGAACTGGCCACAGTGGTGAGCCCGCCGCCGGCGTTGAAGATCCGGCTTGATAATATGAGTCTGGTCCTGGAGGGCGACGACCTGATTGTCTGTGAGCACCTGTTGGAACATCAGCGCAGTTATTCCACTACTCCGGTTGTCGCCGGCAGTAATGTCTCGCAGTGGGCGGATACCAGTGCGCCGACTCATAGCCACACCCACCAGGTGGAAGGGCTGACGATTACTAACCAATCAATGACCATACATACCAAACTAATGGTTGGCACCAGGGTGGCCGTCATGGCCCTCCCCGGCGGCCAGCAGTACCTGGTGTGGGACAAGGTGGTGACCATAGATGGCTGATGCAATTTTCCCTGAAGTCACTGTTCCAGATTCCGAGCAGAGTGATACCGGTACCGTTACCGTTACTTACGGGAAGGAGCTGGCCTTTGACTTTGCTGCCGGGAACTTTATTATGGTAGACGGCCGGCCGAAGGCGCTTGAGGGCGTCGAGGCCTTGAAGGTTTGGATTGAAAAGACTATCCGGACTGCCCGGTACCGGTGGCCGGCGTATACTTTTCAATACGGCTGCGAGCTGGAGGATATTATTGGGCTGGACATTCCCCGGGTGGTGCTGGAAAGTGAGGTGCGGCGGGTTATCCGTGATGCGCTTATATATGATGACCGTATTGAGGACGTGCGTGATTTTGTCATTGAACGGGGTGGTGACTGGCTGAAGGTGGCGTTTACCGTTATCACCTTTGATGATAATTCATTTATACAGGAGGTGGCTGCCGATGTATGAGAACCAGACTGAATCCGTTATAAAGCAAAGGATGCTGGACCAAGTTTCCTCCGATCTTGATAAGCGCCAGGGCAGTTTTATTTACGATGGTCTTTCCCCGGCTGCCATTGAGTTGGCCCTGTCTTATATCGAACTGGACCGGGTGCTTAACCTGGGGTTTGCCCAAACAACATACGGCCAGTATCTCGATTATCGAGCCGGTGAAAATGGCCTTGAAAGAAAGGCTGCGACAAATGCCACCGGCCAGGTAACCATAACCGGCAGCCAGGGCACTCCGGTACCAGTCGGGTCTATCTTCGCAACCGGCGCCGGTATCCAGTTCGAGACCACTGCAGAGGTAACGATTGACATCACCGGCCAAGTAGACGCAGATATTGAAGCAGTGGATGCCGGTGCCGCCGGCAACGTGCCTGCGGGAACTATCACTGAGATCCCGGTGTCCATCCAGGGTGTTACTGGTGTGATGAATACTGACCCGACTACCGGCGGTACAGATACCGAAACTGATGCGGTCTTGTTGGGGCGCGTCCTGGACAAGGTGCGATTGCCAGCAACCAGCGGCAATGCTGCACATTATAAGCAGTGGGCCAAGGAAGTACCCGGGGTGGGTGACGCCAAAGTGTTCCCTATTTGGAACGGGGCAGGGACGGTAAAGGTGGTAGTCATAGACAGCAATAAACAGCCAGCTAGCGCCCAAATTGTCCAGGATGTGGCTGACTACATTGAAGAAGTGCGACCCATTGGAGCCACGGTGACGGTTGAGAGCGCCACAGGCTTGGCCATCGACGTTGCCGCAACTTTAGTTCTGGCCGTGGGCGCGGTCTTGGCTGACGTCCAAGTGGCCTTTGAAAGTTCGCTTATTGATTATTTGGCGGGTATTGCTTTTCAACAAAACTACGTAAGCGCTGCACAGGTTGGGAATCTACTTCTGAGCACTACGGGAGTTATGGATTATAACAATCTGACATTGAACGCTGGGACTGGAAATGTAGCTGTTGGTGATACCCAGGTAGCCATTAAGGGGACGGTGACGCTGAGTGAGTAGATCAGATGTGATGCTGGCCTATGTGCCAAAGTTTATCCAGCAGGCTCAGGCTTACAAGGCGGTCATTAATGCCCAAGGCTCAGAGTTTGATCAACTGCGAACCGGCATCGAAGATGTCCTGAAACAGTTTTATGTCGAAACGGCTACTGAGTGGGGTTTGGACTTGTGGGAACAGATGTTGAATCTCAAGAGTTACGCAGGGAAGCCCCTGGACCAACGCAGGAGTCGAATTATCTCAAGGCTTAGGGGTATTGGTACTGTGACTGTGGCAATGATTGATAACGTTGCGGAAGCTTATACCTACGGCGTCGTAGAGATTATTGAAAACTCTGTGGCTTATAGCTTTACTATCAAGTTTACTGACCCCCGAGGGGTGCCGCCGAACCTGGACGACCTTAAAGCGGCGATAGAGGAAATCAAGCCAGCCCACTTGGCCGTAAATTACGAATTTACTTATACGACGTATGGGGAACTGAAAACCTGGGGGCTCACCTACGGAGACATGAAGGCCCATACATATGGTGGGATTAAAACCTACAGGCCGGTATAGGAGGTGGAGTGATTGCAACAAACAGCTAACTATGGTTTTCTGAAACCGGAGGACAATGAATCGTTTGACCAGCAGCTACATGCAAATGCCAATATGGACTCCATAGACGCCGAACTAAAAGCCCAGTCTGATGCCGCAGCTGCAGCCGGGATTGCGGCGGCGGCTGCGGTCCAGCAGGATGTTGATGAACATAAGGCCGAAACTGTGCATATCCCTTATGCTGCTACAGCAGGGGCAGCTAATGCTTATACAGTTACCCTTGACCCCGTGCCTACGGTATACAACGAAGGTATGGCCGTTGCTGTCAAAATTAACATCGACAATACAGGGGCCTCAACGATAGACGTCAACGGACTTGGGGCAAAGGCAATTAAAAAACCTAACGGCAACGATGTTTCAGCGGGTAATTTGAAAGCTGACAGCGTATATACACTACGCTATAATGGCGTAAATTTTATCTTACAGGGTGAGGGAGGTGGTGGAACCGCACAGCCCGGCGAAGTGTTGGCCGGTGAAACTTTTACAAATGATAGCGGGGAACAAACAGGTACCATGCCAAACCAGGGGCAGAAGATTTTAACTCCTGGCGTTAACAATATAGCTATCCCTGCAGGATATCATGACGGTACAGGCTACGTTATAGGTGATGCTGACCTTGTAGCAGCTAATATAAAATCAGGAGCAAATATCTACGGTGTTGCCGGGAATGCAAATGTAGTTGACACCTCGCCCGGTACTGCGGTTGCAGGGGATATATTAGCTGGTAAAGTTGCATTTGTTGATGGGGCACAATTAACAGGTACTATGACAAACAGGGGTGCATACAATATAACTCCTGGCGTTAACAATATTGCCATCCCCGCAGGATATCACAATGGCAGCGGGGTTGTTTATGGCGTCCTTGGCATTAATGTGGGTACAGTCTTGTATATAATGGGTAAACGCATTCCTATGGAAACGGGGGCCGCATACGGTACTTATACTATAGGTTACAATGATACAGACGGAAGTGACACTGTTCTTAGCATATTTGTAGATGCGTACTGGGCCACTGTTGTAACTTCATCGCCTATTGATTTGACAAATGTATCTAGAATTATAGCATTAGTTAAAAGCAGTAATGGGATTGGGACAACGTATTTAATTGCGAGTACAAGTAAAACAGGAGATTATCAAACTTATAATGCGAGAGCGGTTATATCCCCAACACCATCAGATTTTTATCGGGTGCTTGTATTAGATGTATCTACATTATCAGGTAATCATTATATTCGTTTGCATTACAATATTCAGGCAACCGGGAACACAGGCACTTTATATTGTAAATCACTATTAATGGGGTAGGAGGTACAAAACATGGTATGGCTCGAATACCAAAAATCAGACGGTTATGTGGTTAAGATACACGAAACAGCGCCGTCATTAGTTAATGAAAATCACGGTGTTATCGCAACCGAACAATTTAATGTAAATGATGAATTCACTTATGCTATCTATGCTCATTTGGACGAAAACGGAAACGCCAACGGCGTTTTTGGTGCAGTACAACAAGCACCTGCCGCACAATATATGTTAAGTCAGTTAGCAGATAAGGATAACCGTATCAGCCAACTGGAACAGCAGCTTGCAGTCACCCAGGCGGCATTAGACTATCTGATTATGGGAGGCGCATAACATGGTGGCTTATCTGGCTATGCGTATTGAGCAAAGGGCACTTGACTATGCGGCGGTAGTTTCGAGGTATCCTCAGTTTAAAAACGACATTGACATAATCCTTGTTGCTGACAGGTACCAGCATCTTATTACATCATAGGATTATGATGCGCAGCACCACGGCGCCCGGGGTGAGGCGTCTTTTTTATGCCTGGGCAAGGAGGTTAAAGCGGAGGTGGGGACGGTTGGACCAGGAAAACGAAATCATATTTCTACGGGGGGAGGTGGCCACGCTGAAAGCGGACGTAGCTAACCTGAATGGCTGGCAGAAGAACCAGAATGGTGCCCTTCTGCGGGTGGACTCAAAAGTAGACGGGATATACAAAATCATGCTGGGCACTGCGGGGACGGCGGCCCTTTCTTTTTTAGGGACCATTGTCACCCTGCTGGTGGTGCTGGCCAATAGGGGTGCCCCGTGATGCGCGGTTTTTGGAACGACCCTGACGGCCTGACCATAGACGAATTTGCGGCACTGCTTGTGCTACCGCTGTTCCTTTTTGTTGGCGTGAAAATGGCCATTGCAGACGACATCTCATCCACCCAGGTGGACTTTTTCACGGTGCTGACGTATCCCATCCTGGCTGTGGTGGCCAGAAAAGCCGTGGAAAGGTTCGGCTTCCCGTCCCTGGGTGGACGTGGCCAGATACCGGCGGCGGCGTCACAGCCGGTGTACAGTGAGGCCCAGCAGGCACCGGCATATAGTGTTCAGCAGACGCAGACAGCAGTACCGCAAGTACCGCCGGACATCGCGCCGGCAAATACGAAGGGGGAACTATGATGAAGATTGAATGGGCGGGCACACCGAACCAAACGGCAGGCAGGGCAGGGAGGAAACCCGTGGCCATCGTAAACCACATCACGGCCGGCCTGTATCCCGGCTGCCTGAACTGGATGCAGAATCCCAAGGCACAGGCCAGCGCCCACTACTTGGTGACGAAGGCCGGGCAGATATTCCATCTGGTCAAAGACGAAGATACGGCCTGGCACGCCGGGGCGGTCAACAAACCCAACTGGCCGCTGTATGACGGCACTAACCCGAACCGGTACACTATCGGCATCGAACACGAGGGGCTTTCTGGGGACGCCCTAACGGAGGACCAGTACCAAGCCACGTTGTGGCTGCATAAGCACCTGGTGGCGAAGTGGGGCATATCGGTGGACCGGGACCGCATCATTGGCCACTACCGCATTGACAGCGTGAACCGCCCCAACTGTCCGGGACCCCGGTTCCCGTGGGACAGGCTGTTTGTAGATTTGGCTGCCGCTAAGGTGGTCAAGATCCAGGTCGGGGGGAAGGTCCTGGAGGGCATGATATTGGCCGATGACAGGACATATGCGCCGGTGCGGGCGTTCGGGGAAGCGCTAGGCTTCCCGGTTGTCTGGGACCCAAAGACCGGTGTAACCGTGGGCGGGGTGAAGGTTGACGTGACGGTAATTGGCGGTACCTCATATGCGCCGGTCCGGACCCTAGCTGAGACCCTGGGAAAGACGGTTACATGGGATGGCGTAAAGGTGGTGATTGTCTAATGCTAGCGATTGATTTTGCTTTGCTTCAAGCCCTGGTGTTCCTGTTGCTGCTCATCGTTGTGGACGTGATCTTGGGAATCTCTATTGCCTTGAAAGAAAAAAGATTTTCTTTGGCCGAGTTGCCCCGGTTTCTGCAGACCGAAGTGCTGCCCTACTACCTGGGCGTGCTGGCCGTGGTGGGCCTGGCCATGTTTGAGGACGTGCAGCAGTTCGGCACGGTGCCGCTGGCCTGGGCTGTGGTGGTGGCCTATGGGAGCAAGGTGGTTTTTGTGGAGATTCGGCAGAAGGTATTCGTGCTGTTTGGGGTGGAAATGGAATAGTTTTCTATGTAAATTAGAACCCCGGTCTATATGGCCGGGGTTTTTATCTTTGATGCGGCTGAATATTATTAAACGAGGTGAGCATGGTGCTTTCTATTATAGCTTTTTCAATTGGCTTTTTTGTGGCCTGGTTTCTTTTTGCTCAAATTGGTGATGAGCTCGGAAAAATGTTTTTAAAAAGGTTTATTAAGCGGGGTTAGTCCTTTTTCTTGCCAATTATAAGAAATTAATACATAATTAATGTATTAATTAGCCAGGCTTAGAAAGGGTGGTCCAATGCCCGAGATTAATAGCGTTATCATAGCCGGATTAACTATGTGGGCAGTTGAATGGTGTAAAAGAAAAGGAATGGATAAATTCTATGCTCCAGTGGCTGCATTTATTGTAGCCGGCATTATAACAGTTGTTTGGAATTACTGCTTTGAACCGACGGTATCCTGGCAAGATTCATTGAAGCAAGGACTTATTTTAGGGGCTATAACCGGCGGTCTTTACGGCTTCGGGAAAAGCGTCATTAAGAAAAGCGTTGAAGATAATTCACCGGGCAATTAACTCCCTGGCCGCATAGGCTGGGCTTTTTGTTTCATGTGGTGGAAGAAGGCGGGGCCGCCGGTGTACCGGTGCGAGACGCGGCAGAGGATGGTGTGTGAGCTGGTTCGGGATGGGGCGGGGTGGGTGCTGGAGCGGGTGTGGGACTAATTTACCCTGGCTCCCACAGGGTTTTTCTGTTATCAATTATGTAAGTTTAGGTTTTCCCATCGCTGTGGCGGTTTACCTGCTGGTGCGGATTGAGAATCGTCTGGACGGCCTCTCAGCCAGCATTGGTGAACTGGCCCGGGCCGTGGGTGAAATGCGGGAGGAAATATGATGAACCGGGACCACATTATCGTGCATCATACCGGCGCTGAGGAAAAAGACGCCAGGCAGGTTAAACGTTTTCACCTGTCTGTGGGCTGGCGGGATGTGGGTTATAACTATATCCTGGAACGGGACGGCAGGGTGGTTGAAGGCAGGCCGCTGGATCTGCCCGGTGCTCACTGCCGGGCCGGCGACATGAACCGGCGCAGTATCGGCGTGTCATTAATAGGTAACTTGGACAACCACCCGCCCACCAGGCCCCAAGTCGATGTGCTGCCTGTTCTACTGCGGGAGTTAATGGCCTTACACAATATCCCGGGCCAGCGGGTGTTGGGCCACCGGGAAGTGCCAGGCGCCGCCACCTCTTGCCCCGGCCGGTACATGGACATGCACGCACTACGCCGCAAACTGGCCGTGGTCCTGGGAACACCTGAAACCGGCAGCCCGGTTCTTAAGGAAGACCGGGCTGTACTGGTGGTTAACAATGAAACAACGGAAAATGCCGTGACTCCTACATCTATGGGTGGTATGGAGGGCTTTTTGCTCAGCTCGGATCCGCCCCCCGGGTATACGCTGCCCGAACCCATCGGGCCGGTGGTCTGGCGCGTGCTGGCCGGAATATTTCGCACTCAAAAAGAAGCCGAGTACCGGGTTCGGCAGTTGCGTGATTTAGGCATTGAAGCCCTGGTCGTCCAGGGACGTTTTGTCACAAGTCATTTTTGGGGGTAGACAAAATGTGCGTCTTTCATACAGTTTTTTGCCAGTAACATTTCTCATATGTCTGGCATTAACTACCAAGATCATTGCGGTACCATCAAATGCTTCCTCAATGGCGTTTTTAATGGCAATCCCTTCATGGGTAACCACGACCTCAACATTCTGCTTGTTTTTTTGAGCCAGTCAACATCAAGGGTAAGCTGTCCTATTTTGCTTACGAGGACATCCCTCTCAGCCTCGTGCTTTTGTTTAAGCTCTTTCTAATTTTATGGAAATATATTTTTAAATTAATAGGGTATTCTATATTAAAGACTGCGGTAAAAGTCAAGTAAATTGATGAAAAAAACATCTTTTTTATGACAGTGTTTGCTTGATCAGTATATGTACCTGATCTGCCAATTCTTGCGGGATAGGGAAAGAATCCCGGGCGGTTTGGTTGACCAGGGCAGCCTTCTCATCAACATTACTAAAATGACCTCTATGAATAGTTGTAGCAATTCTCTGAGGTCGTCAGTTGAGACCTGCTCCAGCTCCTGAGCTGAATGAAACTTCTTCATCAGCTTGGGAATCTCAAATTGGAGCTAAGTTAATTTTATACGAGGCAATTTCAAAATGAAAGTAATTAATCCTAGGGATAGGTTTGCGAGGGCCTTAATAGCAGGAGTTTTTTCTTCTGTAATTTTATTTGGTCTTAATTTATTCTCTTACTATGTACTCCACCTATCTGAACGCCGCTATATAAATTATTCAGCTTTAATGATCTTTGGAAGAAAATTCAATAACCTTTTCGAGGCTATACTTAGCTCCATTGCCCAAATTGGTTTTGCTGCCGGATTAATTGTTATTTTTAGCTACCTTATTCTTAAAGAAAAAAGGGAGAATAATCTTTGGAGAGGATTGTTTATTGGTTTTGGAAGCTGGTTTTCAATCATGTCATTTTCTTATATAATTGGAATTCATGAAAAATTACCTATAAATATTGGTTCCGCTATTTCTTTTATGGTTACTTCTTTGATTTGGGGGATTTCTGGATCTTGGTTTTTGCATATATTGGATGAACGGTATGGTATCCAAACAGAAACTCAATTATCAGGTGATAAACAAGAGATTTCCAAGAGAAAAAGGTATTTTTTTTCCACCGCTCCTGCCTACAAAATAATGTCAAAGAGGACAGTAAAACCTAAAAAAATTAAACCTAAAAAACTTATATAAACGGAAGGTACTATAGAATAAAATAAGGCATGGTTGATTTTAACGGGGTGATAGTCTCGTCCCTTCTACATAGTACCAGGAACCCGAGCAGTTACTATATCGGCCTTATCGTGAGCCGACTGACACGGCTTACAAGGCTCTTTTTTTATGTCAATATAGGAAGGTATTAGGAACGCAACGAAAGGGGGCTAACTTATCATGGTGGGAAGAACATCGAGTAAACACTTTGGTGAAAATCTCAGACATGTTGTGGCAAGCCAAGCTTTTTCTTATATCAACAACACACTATATCTCCTATTGCAACAATGGGCAAAACACCGGCACCCTAACAAAAATAAATGGTGGAGACTAAATAAATATTGGCATGAAAAGAATGGGAAAAGATGGTTGTTCATGGCAGATGAGTGCAGCCTTATCAACCTGAGAAGAATAGAGATTATCCGCCACCCTAAATTGCAGATTTCTAAAAATCCCTTCATAC